TTGCTGCTGTCGATCTGGTTGAAGAACATCATGACCATGATGCCAAAGAAGCCAACAGTGACCGCGCCAGCCAAGATGGGAGGCATCATTGATCGAGTGGTGGCCTGCATGTCCCGTGCTGACTTGCGGTCTTCCACTTCCAGCTTCTCAAAGTTCAGGCCCAGTTCCTGCGCCTGCTTTTGCAACTCGATTTCGGCAATCTTGACCTGTGCGATCTGCTCGGCTGACAACTTGTTGTTGGAAATCATGTCGCCAACTTTGTCAGGGTCAACCCCAATGGCCTTGGAGATGGCCGAGACAGCCATGCCTGCCAGTGGACCACCCATCGCTGTGGCAATGGTCGGTGCGATTTGTTTGAGCCAGTCCATGATCACCCCTTCGATGCGGTTACAACGTCATCACCCTTGCTGACGGTGACCTTTTCACCTTCCACGGTGACCTTCATCGGCTGCTCTTTGCGGTCCAGTTTGTCCAGCTTGTCGATCAACTGCTTCATGACCTCAAACTCTGGCTTTTCCTGCTTGGCGTTGGCCCCGGCGATGCCGTTGAGCATGGAGATCAAAGCCGTGAGCGATGCGCCCAGCAGGCCCATGACAGCGGCAATCTTGTCCTTGTCGAGCACGAGGCTGGAGGCCACGCCGATGGTGACGATGAGGGTGATGTAGAACAGCCCGTGCTTGCCGATTGCACGGCCCGCCACGTCCTTGGCTGGAGAGTTTGCCTCCAGCTTGTTCAACTCGACTCTGGCTTGCGCCTTGATCATCTCGATCTGGTGCATCTGCTCATTCATCTCAATTTCCCTTCATCCAACTGATCGCAAACCCTACGCCGCTGGAAATGACTGACACAAAGGCCATGCCAGCCCAAAACCCACCGCGCCCTTGGTTGGCAAGGGCCACCAGTTTTTCGACATGACCTTCCATCTTGTCGATCTTGGCGCTCATCTCGTCGAACCTGCGCTCGTAGTTCTGGACACGCTCCCAAAGCACTCCATATTTCACTGGGTCGATCTCATTGGCCATAACTGCATCCATGATAGAGGGTTCCGTATTTTAACGACTGAGGGCGTTTTGGTTGACTGGTTCAGCGCGTCTTGACATTTCCGCACCCAATGCCCGAGTTAAACCTAATCCAGCAGCAGTACCAGCGCCCGGTGTTGCAGCAGCGCGGGATGCTTGCAGCCTCATCGCGGCTTCAATTTGCTCGGCTGCAACAGCGGGGTTGGTCAACTCTCGTGCGATTTCTAACGCAATTTTGTCATCCATTCTCAACGCTAGTCGTTTGACCACGTTGTTGAAAATAGTGATGGGCACAGAAATGAAGTTTGGCAGCGGCAGACCGGATTCTTTACCAGCCTTGGTTGCCAAACTTCTGAGGTCAGCACCAGCATCAGCACCCGATTTGACCAGTCGTTGATACTCACCCTCGCGCAACAGATCTTGACGAACTGCGTTGACGTGGCTCAGTTGTTCAGGAGTGAACTTGCTGGTCAATTCACCAATACGCTTTTCAACGGCCAAAGCATTGGCACCGGCAGGCAGCGGAGGTGCGAGTTTGTTGCCGCTTGCTTTTGCAAGTTCTTCAATCTTGGCGAGTCGTGCTGCGTCTTTTGCAACAACACCCACGCGCTGCGTAATGTTCATGCCAGCATCGTCAAGAATCTTTAACGGCTCTGCGTACTTCTTCATGAACGATGCGTGTGAATCCGTTGTCACTCGACCGGCTGCATCTGTCACTTCTCGGCGGTACAGATCCTCAATACCAGTTCTTGCGATCTTCATGGCATCGGCATTTTTTCCGAACAAGCGCAAAAAGTCTTTGGCTTCGCTTTCACCCTTTGGTTGGAAATACTTGCTGACCACATCCTCAGGCTTGATCTTTGTTTCTTTCAGGCTTGTCTGTTTGAACAAGTTGGCGTTGATGCCTTCCTTGAACCGAGGGGCGTATTCTGTGCGATATGTGTCAAGGGCGTTTTGATACAAGCCCTTGGCGTCATCAGACAGGGTGTCGCTTGCCTTGACAGCATCGTCAATCGCACGGTGCAGGTCACGCAGGTTTTTCAGCGTTGTCGCAGCCATTGGTGCATTGCTGGTGCTGGCTGCTGCGATGTCCGCATTGATTGCTTTGCGCACATCGTCGAGTTGCAGCAAGGTGGCCTCGGGAGTTGCCCGAGGGGGTGTTGGTGGTTTTGCAGTTTTAAACCCAGCTTTGCCAATCGACACTGCTTCTGCTTCGGGCACCTTGGGTACAAAGCTGCGCAACTTGCGCACGGTGTCAGGCGCTGTCTCGGTTGCAAATTCAGACAGTTTGCGGTCAAGGATGCGCTCGGCTTCGCTCACAACCTTGGACACGTCAATCTTGGAGTCCCCTGCTGCGTCAAACGCTGCTTTGTAGGCAGGCTGAATCACATTCGACTTGATGGCTTGTTGCTCGGCGCGGGCTGCATCAATCAGCGCACCACCAGCCTCACCGGGTGTGATGTTGACAAGACCGCGATCAATCTTGCCTTGGATGCGTTGTTTTGCAGCATCAAACTTGGCAACTGCTCGGGATTCCTGTGCTTGACGGGCTGCGATGTTTTGCGATTCCTTTGAAGCGTAGATATCTGCTGCGCCGGGTACTTGGCGGGCACGGGACTGCAACACCGAAAGACCCACGCTACCAGCGGGCGCAGCGGCTTCACCAGCCGTAGGGGATGTACCGGGAACGATCTGAGTCTTTCCGCGCAGAGCGTTGACAATCTCATCACCCTTGTCGCCAATCGCTTTGACGTACTGGTCTAGCTTGACGTTTTTCAGCTTACTCGCATACTCAGCGCCTTTGCTGATTGCAGGCGCAACGATACCCCGACCGAAGGCTTCCATTGTGGCACCTTCAAGCACGTTCTTGGCTTGTCGTGCGGCCGACTGGGGTAGTGTCTCAGCACCAGCGTCACCAGCAGCCAATCGCATCAGTTCCTTGGCACCCGCAAATCCAGCGCCAGCGCCAGCCAGTGTACCCAGCGGGCCAGCAGCAGTACCCAGAACGGCACCACCTGCTGTACCCAACGCTTCAACTGTCGGAGCAAGAAACTCGGCAACTTTTCGACGTGTTGGGATTTCGTTAACAGGAGCAGACGGAAATTGAACATCCACAGCAACATTGCGGCCTTCAGGTGTCTGGACCGTAAATTCCTGAGGTGTTGTTTTCATTCGCCGAATTTCATCAGCCAACGCCTTTGCATCCGCTGTGTTACCGGCAGCATCGGCTTTTATCAGGGCTGCGCTGAGTTGCTCGATGGTTGCCATGATTATTTGTACTTTTCCAAAAGTGCGTCAATGTTGCTTGCGCCCGCAGCAGGTTTACCGCCAGCAGGTGCTCGTGGCTTAAATGATGTTCTTGGAGCAGGCAAGTCGGCGAATTGAGGAAACTGCTCAAAATCTTCACCAAACTGACGCTGGTATGCGTCTTTGATTCGTTCCATCGCGCCTTGCGCTTGCGCCTCAACTAAATCCAACTGACCCATCAACGGCCCAGTGCCTTTGGCCCGATCAATCGCAGCAATTTGATCGCGCAAAATTTGCCATTCTTGGTTGGCGATAGATCCGATTGCGCCGGTTGAAGCAGCTTGAGCCTTACCAAGTGCTGTGACCTTACCCTCAAGGTTTTTCAATCGTACTTCAGCCGATGCCGCAGCACCCTCGGGCATTGACGGCAGCATTGTTCCAATAAAGCCCGTAGCTCTGGACAGACCCGGTTCAGCTTTGACAAATGCGATTGAGTCAAGAACGTCTTGAGTTGTTTGCAAAGCATTTTGAGCAGTTTTAAACTCTTTGCCAAGTTGATCACGCCTTTTTGCAGATTGCACCGGTGTCAACGGCTTGGGCGCAGCACCCGCACCAGCACCACCGGCACCACCAGCACCACCGCCAATGAACTTGACGGCAGCAGGGGTGAACGGTGTCATGCCGATAGCTTGCTCACGGCTCACGTACTGCGGCCTGCCGTCTGGACCCATGACAGCAACAGGTGCGCCGGGTGCAACAGGTGTGGCCTCACGAGGCGCTGTGATGAACCGGTTTTCACCGGGCAAGAACACAGCGTTGCCTGCCACTTTAGGCTGCTGCGACTTGAGCCATTCGCCCATGCCCATCGCCTCTTGCTGGCGGTATCTTTCAAACTCGGTAGGGTCGTCCGAGATTTCAGCAAGGGCTTGTTCCAGCGTTGAGGCTTGTGAAAGCAAGGGTGCCAAGTCAGGATCGGCGTACTGCATCTGCACTAAACGCCGCGCATCGTCTGGTGTGCGGGCACGGAGTAGACGCTCACGGAACATGCCGGTTTTTTCAGCGGCTCTGTTTTTAACGCGAGTTTCTTCTTGTGTCTGGATTTGACCAGTCAACTGTTGACGGCGCAGCGCGTTCATCTCTTGATCTTGCGCCATCTTTTGCCGCGCTGCCTCGCGGTCCATCATGGCGTTCTGCTGCGCCAACTCGCGGTCCATCGTGGCTTGCTGGCCTTGGAAAAACGCATTGACAGGGTTTGAGCCGCCTGCGGGTCGGAGTAGGTTGAAATCGAGCGCCATAGTTTTTCCTTAGTCCATACCGAGGTAGGAGCGTTCAATGTCCCTGTTGGACGGTGAACCGCCAAACCCGCCACCACCATAGTAACGACCTGCCAAATTGGCAAGTTGGTTTGTAGTGTCGCCGTAAGCTGATGCACGAGCCATTTGGGCGTTGCCCATTACGTTGGCTTGGTTCATGCCAATGTTGCCCATCGTGTTGGCAAACTGCGTACCAGCCGCACCCAGTTGCTGCGATGTAGTTTGACCGACACCGGCCAACGATTGCAACGGACCCAATCGACGATCTCGTTCAATACCGTAGCGGTTAAATGCGTTTTGGTATTCTTGTGACGCCATGTCTTGACCGTACCGCTGGATGCCTTTAAGGGTGCCGCCTGACAGTAGGCCACCACGAGCAGCAGCGGATCGCTCTAGACCTTTCATTCCCTCAGACATGCGAAACGCATATCCGGGGTCTTGTTGAAACTGATCCATGCCAAATGGCGTGTACTCGGTTAGCGGCACCAGTTTGTTCAAAGCGTTGACGCCAGCTTCACGAAACGGAGCGTTCAACTCGACGTTGCGTTCAAACATCTCACGTTGAACGTCAGAAGCACGGTCAGATGCTGCGGCAGAAGTGGCAGCAGCACTTTTTGCCCCACTGGACGCCATTTTTCCGCCAATTAGTGCAGCGGCTGCTGGGATGATTAAGTTCCAAACCATTACGGTCTCCTTATGTCACTTCGCGTCCGCTGACGCGCATGTTGATGGCGCTGGCGGTTCCAGCAATTGTACTGATGAAGTCGCCGGGGTTCAAAACCTGCCCGACCAACTCGGGAAACGTGTAGACCTCGGACGGCTGAAGCGTCTTGGTCTTGGTAATCAGGTTGCTGTTGGCAGCAGAAAACGACACAGTGACCAAGTTGACCGAGATCGTGGCAGCACTGGCGCTGTAATTGGTCGCAGTGAACTTGTCGATAATCGTGGTCACACCGGTTGCGGTGTACTGCGTTGTTTGGGTATCTGCAACATCTTTCGATGGCACCAGATTTTTGACTGTGACTGTCATTAGGGTTTCTCCTTATGTTGGCGCGGTAAACGCCGTAATTAGACCATCGGTGAACGTCAGCGATCCGTCAGTTCCCAAAACCGTGATCTTTGCCAATGTGACAGAACCAGAAACACCCCCTGCACCTGAAAGCGCAGACGATGCAGGCACGTTTTCCCAGCGGGCCTGCACCGAGTCGTACTGGAGCAAATCACCATTGGCAAGCCCGGTAATCTCGACGTTGGAGTCGGTTGCACCCAAAGCCGAGCCGAATGTGGGTCTGACGAACAAGATGCCGTTGCTGGCCGCATGGACCACCGATGCCACGATGACTTTGGGGTTGGGGGCCGTAGGGACGTTTTTGGTCAGACCACCTGCAACAGCGGGGTTGTAATACAAAATCTGCCCGTCAACCCAAGCCTCTGCGCCGCCAGTGGTGTTGACTTTTTTAACCTCACCAAACCATGTGACGTAACCCCATCCATTGTTGGCGATGTTCTGGGTGGCAACACCCATAATGTATTCGCTCTGCGTTGAGGTCAACCCAGTGGCCGGTGCGCCACGCAGCCCACCAGAGGCACCCACGGTGCCCGTGAACATGACGACTTGCCCTTCGGTGATAGTGGCGCTGGCCTTGACCCGGTAGTAGGTTTCCTCACCAACGTGTTGGATGACCTCGCCGCTGTCTTCCATGACGATGTTGAGCGTCTTGATCGCATCGGCATCGTCCCAGTACACCGTGCCGTTGGCAAGCGGGCCAGTCGGAAACCCAGACGGTGTGGTGTCAAATTGCAGCCACGGCACGTTGTCCTGCTGGAGCGCGGCCATCGTACCCAGTTCGTCACGGGGTTGCTTTTCCAACCCGTCGATTTGCTTTTGCAACTCGGCTGTCAATTCAGTGCAAGGACACTCGATCTGCTTTTTTAACCCGTCGATTTGCTTTTGCAACTCGGCAATCTGGTCAAGCGCACTTTCTTGAGTCGGCTGCTTTTGAGCCGATTCGATGTCAATGACAACCTCGCCGAAGTCTTCCTGAGTAGGCATCGGTGGACCCAACTGCAAGTCGGTCAGCGATGCCGTGTTTTGACCACCACCAGTCAACACAAACAGGTTCAGGAAAAACCGATACCACTCACGCGAGATGAGGTTCGTCTTCGGGTCCAGCAAAGGAACCCGAGGAGGCGTGATGTTGGTAAGGTTGACGTTTGCCATTATGCTGCGGTCGGACTGAGGATAAGTTCAGCACCAGTGATGGCAATTTTTACGGGGTCAGTGCCCGACAACTCGTACACCCGGTCACGCAGCTTGAGCGTCATGCCCAAGCGCCTCCAAAATGTACGGCGTCCATAAGCACC